CAGATAGGAAACCAGAGGAACAGCTTATCGCATCGCTAAGCTGTTCCTCTGGTTTCCTATCTGTCTCTGGAGTTGTCTTTGCAAGCTCCTCTATAAGTAGGATGTCATGCGCTTTTTCTATGGCCGCGACGGCCTTATTTAAATTGGACATTGCAGACTCTCCTATGTCTTGCACCTTAAGTATTTTTCCTAAATAAACAATAGCCTCTTCTAAATTTTTTATTGGTGTTTTCATACGAGCCCCCCCTTAATAGTCGCGAAACGCTTCCTCTAGTTCCGCAATTTCATTAGGCGAAAATAGCCTATTAAGCTTATCGCTGTTATTTTTGCACGCGTCCCATATTGCAAGCGCGTTGCGGGAATACTCATTATATCCAAACGAGACGCAAAAATCCTTAAACGTTTCCCGCCCGCCTTGCCAGTCAGTCAGGAGCGCAAAAATAACGTCACCCAACTCTGGCGGAGTCGGCACCCCGTTTTTGACGTATCCTGTCCCGCGGTGATAGTTTAAATAAATCGGCTGTGTCGTGTATTTGTGTTTTTTGTAGTTTTTCCAGCCATCTTTCACCTCAAGCTCGATACTCCAAAGGTAATTTTTCCAGCCGTCCGAATTTACCCGGAGGCCGACAAGGCGCGGAGTAAATTTCAGGGATTCCATTATTTCAGAGACCTCTATCATAACTTCCTCTTTGTTATTTGTTATTTTCATGCTCAATCCAGATTGGCAAACGTGGTGAACCAGTCGCCGTCCTCGTCCTGCTCGAGTTTGTAAACCGCATGATCCGCGAACGCGCTTAACTCCTCCGCCCGGGCAGAAGCTTCTTCGAGAGTGGCAAAACCCTCAGGGAGAGGGTCGCAACCCTCTTCCCGGCACTCGCAGACGAAGACAAGGCCCTGCTCCGCCATTTTCTGGAGTTCCCCGGAATAAATTGGCGTCAGGCCGTCAAGGTATTGTTTTCTGTGTTTGCTCGTTTTCATGCGCGAATATTTCCCCAAAACTAGCAGTAACGCTAGCTTTTTCTTCTCGGTTCATCTATTTAGTGCAAAATATGTCTTTTCAGGCTTCGATTTGTCCAGTTTAGGACATTTCAGAGTCGGATTTGTCCAGTTTAGGACAGATTTGACTGAAATGATGCTGAAAATGCGTTCCAGCGAGCGTGTCCACTCCTTAATGAGACTCAGCCTCAATAAGCCTACACAGTTACCGCTTGTTTAAACAACTGCTTGTGAATAACTTTGTGAATAACTTGTGAATAACTATTAGCCTCACCTAAGTTTGTTTAAACATCCGTTCTGATACTATTTTTGCATTCACAGACACGGTGGGTTGCCTTCACGGAATGTAGACTGATCGAGTGTAGATTAAACGAATGCATTTTAAGACATAGCAGACAGGGGGAGGGGGTCGAGGCGCGCACGGCGGACGAAGAGCCAACGCATCACACCCCCCGGAATTTTATTTTGCAAATGGGCTTCCCCCTTCGACTGTCACTCTGTCTCGACCGTGCCTCGCAAATGTCACCGCGTAAGTGCCTGATTTGCAGAGACTTACGACTCAAAACCCGATTTTGTGACGCTGTGACAGAAAAAATAGACAGACACAATAAATACACATCCCACACAATATTAAGATATAGCACACACACTATTATATTATATCTATATATATTTACTGTCACAATAGAGATATATATATAGAAAAGCCTGATTCTAACAGGGTTTGCGGCGTGACAAATTTTGTGACAAGGGGCGTCACCCGTGACAAAGGGGGGTAGGCTTGTCTGAAAACACGCCTCCGCTATGTCCATGTTGTTTTGACATAAAAACGATTTCTAGACCCCCTGCAGGCCCAAAGCGGGCATATCGTATAGTGAAACTCGATCCCGCAATGCAGCGAACCCCTAAAACCCCAGAATTTGATTTCGGTGATGGCTTCCGGGGCTCTATGCGCGCGCGTGTGCGTAGGGGCGCGTGTGCCCGCGTGCAGGCGTGCCCGTGCGTGTGCCCGCGTGTGTGCGTCCGTGCGCGTGTGTGCCCGCGTGCGTGTGCGCCTACGTGTGTGCGTATGCGTGTGTGCCCGTGCGTATGCGTGGGCGTGCGTTAATTTTTATATTGCTGGCAGCGGTGCTGAAAAACCGGGGTTTGTTGCCGTAAATCGGGGTTCAGGGTATGGTGCGCGCATGAAAAAATTCATCGTAAATGCGGGTAAAGTCGCTGATTTGGGCCTGAAATTGAAGCTGTGCGACTTCGAAGAGGGGAAAGACTACGTGTTTAAACGGAAACACAACGGGATGAAGGTTCTCTGGAATAAAGACCTAATTGCTAAATTAGTATCAGGTGAGCCGATCGAGGCAGATACAGAGGAAACCGTGGAGACTAAGGGTATGATCCCGAAACAGATTTCGGTATCATCCCATAAAGAGGAATGCCTACAGGTTATAGAGACTGAGGACCATATTCGTGACGCCACGGAAATGGTGGAAATCGAACTACCTGAAAGCGAAAATAGTATCAGTCAGAATGAAACTGATACTGAATTGACTTGGATTGACGCTCCGAAGATCAAGGAATGCGAAAATAGTATCAGCAAGGTGGAAATACCGACTAAAACAGTAGAGATTAGTAGTAAATTAGTAGAGATTGCCTCTGAGATCAGTCCAGAGGAGACCTACACAGCCCGGGTCAAGAAGTTGTTCCCGAATCATCGGTTTGTGCTTTTGGAAAGTAATGTCATGGTGGCATCCGGGAAGCTTGCCGGTCGATTGCGCCCCGGAAACACTGTTTTTGTCCGGAATGGCACAGTTATTCGCGGTTAATGCCCTGAAATTGCAGTTTTAATCTACTGTATGTCTGATTTACTCCAGAAAGCACTTAGTTTTAGGATGAGCGATCATCCGCTGATGCCTGTTTTCAGTGAAAAACAGCGCCTTAAGATGATCGAGAACGTCGGGCCTCAGCAGGTTCTTGATTTGCTGGCGTTGAGAGAAGAGCGGATTAAAGCAGAGTTATTTGACCCGTGCAGGTATGGCAACGAGCTTGAATCATGGAAGCTGGCCGATAATTTGCTGTCTGAATGCAACGATTTGCTGATTAACGGCGGGAATCGAAGCTCTAAGACTGAGTATGCGAGTAAACGGATGGCACAAGCGTTTGTTGGCTCAGATCTGTCCGGCACGATGCCTGCATGGCTGAAAGAGAAAGCCGAAACACAGGGGATTAGGATCTGGTGCCTGCATACCACGCACATGACGAGCGTGAGTAGCCAGCAGAACGTTTTCTATAAGTATCTGCCTCAAGAGTTGAAAAACGCGAAACGAAGCGCACACACACAGATTAGCTGGACTCAAAAGAACGGGTTCTCTGATAACACGGCTGTATATAAGAAGAACCAGATTTGGTTTCTAAACTACGCTCAGGATATTAAGGTGGTTGAAGGCGCAGAAGTGGATTACGTTTGGTGTGACGAATTGGTTCCTGCGGACTGGCTTGAAACGCTAAGGTATCGGTTGGTGACGAGGAACGGGAAGATGTTGGTCACGTTTACACCGATTGTAGGCTATACTCAGGTGGTAAAAGAGTATGTTTCAACGAGTAAAATCACGGCTTGGGAGCCCAGTGAGTTGTTGCCGAACGTGAATGTTATTGGTGTGCCTCCCGGGAATATGCCGACACTGGCTAGGCACCAGCAGAATAAACATGCCGTTGTGTGGTTTCACAGTAAATGGAATCCCTATAATAACTGGGAGCGGATGAAGGACACGCTAAAAGGCCGGTCCAGCAACGATATTAAAATCCGTGCCTATGGCTGGGCTGAACAGGTTGTTGGGAGTCAGTTTCCGATGTTCGGGGAACATAACGTGTTTGGAGGCGATATTAACGAGGTTGTGCCAGACGGAACGTGTTACATGGTGGCGGACCCTGCCGGAGCGCGAAACTGGTTTATGCTTTGGGGTAAAGTAGACTCAGATGGTATACTATGGATTTACAGAGAATGGCCAGATCAAAGCTATGGCGAGTGGGCGCTTCCCTCAGAGAAACCTGATGGCCGAGTTGGCCCCGCACAGAAGCAGGGTGCAGGCCGAGGAATTGACGTGTACAGCGAATTGATCTGGGCTTTGGAGACTCAGGGAGACGCCAGAGAAGAAATCGCAGAAAGGTATATCGACCCGCGTTCAGCCGGATCAGAGACGATTACCCGCGACGGCGGTATTACTCTAGTCGATTTATTGGCGGAGGCTAGAGATCCGTTGTATTTTCTGCCAGCGGTAGGTATGCAGGTAGATGATCGAGTTTTGCAGATTAACGATATGCTCTGCTGGAACCGGGAGGAGCCGATGGTGCGCGG